TACGATTGTCAATAGGTTAAACCAAAAAAATATGCATAAAAAACCCCTTATTTTACTCACTTTTTTACTTTTTTTGTTCACGGTTTGTTCTTGTACCGTAAAATCGTGTAAAATTACGCCAGATTTAGAGAAAATTGGCGATTCGGCGTTGAAAAATAAAGAAAATTTAACAGAAACGAATCTAAAACACGCAAATGTGCGTTGTAAATACTAACATAAATAGAAATATGACTTATTGCAACAATTGTGGATACGAATCGCACTGTGGAAATGACTTTTGGAAAGAAAATATAGAAGTTTGTAAACATTGTCGTTGTGAAAAGTGCGAAATATCATTGGAAGATGAAATAAAATACGAATTAAACGAAGATTTATTTAATGGAGCATAAAAAATTATGAGTAAAATGAGATTATACAAATTTTGGAATGAAAATGGTGATGAAAAAGAGAAAGAAGCGATGAGTTTGAAGAAAGCAGTAATGTCAGTTCAAGGCGATTACAAAGATAGATTCATAAGTGTTGAATATGTTAGTAAAAAAGGTAAACAAATTAGTCAATCTGTAGAAATACCTATGGGAAGAAAGATTAGACAGTCAATGGCCTTAGAAAAAAAGAGATTAGCCAAAAAAGCAGCGTTAGAGGCTAGAAGATAATGGCAAAATTAGCAAAATCATTTGTGGCGCATGAAAGAATGCCTAAAAAAACATCACAAGGAAATAGAAAAGGTGTTAAATTTAGTTCAATGAACAAATCTCGTAAAAGATCATTTAAATTTTACAACTCACAAGGAAAATAATGCCTGGTATTAGTAGAAACGGACAAGATGTGGCTGGTGGTGTCGCCATAGAAGGTAGTTCTAATGTTTCTGTTAATGGTAGTGGTGTTGTAAGACTAGGTGATAAGGTAGCAAGTCACGGTATAGCGCCACATTCACCAACACCACCTATGACTAGTAGTTCATCTACTATAAGAGTAAATAGTATTGGTGTGTGTAGGGCTGGTGATAGTGCTTCTTGTGGACATACTATTTCTGGTAGTTCAAACGTAAACGCTGGTTAATAGTGTATAAATATTGTTATGCCTAATTATAGTGTAGAAAACATATCTAACAATAGTAAAAGATCAAATAGAATCTATAAAGATTTAGATTTAGATTTTGGTAGAAACACTGTAACAAATGATGTAAATAAATTGACTGATGTTGAGGCAGTTAAAAGAAGTGTTAGAAATTTAATTCAAACTAATCACTTTGAAAGACCATTCCATCCAGAGATTGGTGGTAATGTAAGAGCACTATTATTTGAACCAGTCACACCATTGACTGCTCTTAACTTACAAAGAAAAATTGAAGAAGTTTTAAATAACTTTGAGCCAAGAATTAAATTAGTACAAATTTTAGCAAGACCAGATATTGATGGAAATAGATATTCAATTCAAATCAGTTTTTATGTAATTGGTGTTACTAATCCAGTTACAGTAGAAACATTTTTAGAGAGATTAAGATAAAATGGCAAGTAATAAATTAGAAGTTTCAGAATTAGATTTTGATAATATAAAAAGTAATCTAAAAACATTTTTACAAAATCAATCAGAGTTCCAAGATTACGATTTTGAAGGTTCTGGCTTTGCTGTCCTTTTAGATGTTCTTGCTTACAATACACACTACTTAGGTTTCAATGCTAATATGTTGGCAAACGAAATGTACCTAGACAGCGCTGACATTAGAAAAAATATTGTGTCATTAGCAAAGATGTTAGGTTATACACCAACATCACCTAAATCACCAACTGCATCAATTGATATTTTAGTAAACAACGCAAGTGGGTCTTCTATCACTATGGCAAAAGGAACATCTTTTACAACGACAGTAGATGGAACGACTTATCAGTTTGTGACAAATGCTGATCATACAATTTCAGCAAGTTCAGGTGTTTATAATTTTTCAGGTATATCAATTTATGAAGGTACTTTAGTCACATTTAAATATACAGTAGATAGTTCTGATCCAGACCAAAAATTTATTATTCCAAGTGTAAACGCTGACACATCTACATTAAAGGTCACAGTTCAAAATTCAGTATCAGATACAACAACAGCGACATATACAAAGGCATCAGGTTTTACTTCCATAGGTAGTACATCAAAAGTTTATTTTTTACAAGAGGGTGAAGATGGTAAGTTTGAAACTTATTTTGGTGATGGTGTTGTCGGTAAATCTTTAGATGATGGCAATATTGTAATTTTAGAATATATTGTTTCAAATAAAGCTGATGCAAATGGCGCTTCTTCATTCGCACTATCAGGTAGTGTTGGTGGATTTACAGATGTCACAATTACAACAGTTTCAAATGCTCAAGGTGGGGCGGAGGCACAAACAAAAGAGTCTATAAGATACAATGCACCATTACAATACGCTAGACAAGATAGAGCAGTCACAACAAGTGATTACGAAACACTTGTACAAGAAATATATCCAAATGCTCAATCAGTTTCAGCTTGGGGTGGTGAAGATGATGAAACACCAGTTTATGGTGTAGTAAAAATTGCCATTAAAGCAGCATCAGGTTCTACATTGACAGATACTACAAAAGAAAGTATTAAAACACAATTACAAAAATACAATGTTGCTTCAGTTCGACCAGAGATTGTTGATCCAGAAACTACATCTCTTATACTTAATACAACTGTAAAGTATGATGAAAAAGCAACTACAAAAACTTCAGATACAATAAAATCAAATGTCATAACCACTTTAACAAATTACAATACAGATACACTAACACAATTTGATGGTGTGTTCAGACACTCAAAAGTTATAGGTTTAATAGATGATACAGATAATAGTATCTTATCAAATGTGACTAAATTAGACATAAGAAAATCATTTACTCCAACATTAAGTTCATCTACAAGATATGATGTTTATTTTAGAAATGGTATTTTCAATCCACACTCTGGACATAAATCAGCCACTGGTGGAGTTATAAGTTCAACAGGTTTTAAAGTACCAAATGATAGTAATGTTTATTACCTTGATGATGATGGAAGTGGAAATATTAGAAGATATTATTTTGTAGGTTCTGTTAGAACATATGTAAATAACACTCAAGGAACAGTTGACTATACAAGTGGTCAAATCACAATTAACTCTTTAAATGTTGCGTCAGTAGAAAATATACGAGGTGCATCATCTTCTGTTATTGAAATAACTGTAGAGCCAGAGTCTTATGATATAGTTCCTGTTAGAGATCAGATTTTAGAAATAGATACAGCAAACTCAACTATCACAGTAGAGGCAGATACATTTGTTGGTGGTTCTGCTGATGCTGGTATTGGATATACAACAACATCTAATTACTAATGGCAAAGTTCACAGATAAAATATCAAGCCTGATTAATCAACAGGTTCCAGAGTTCGTATTAGAACAACACCCTAAATTTTTAGAATTTCTAAAAACTTATTATACATTTATGGAGTCAGCCGAGTTAGGTGTGACTTCTGTCCAAATAACAGATGGTATTCAATTAGAAACAGAAACAGCGCAAGAGAATGAATTAATATTAGATGGTTCTCGTATTGATACAGATAGAACACAATTAGACGCTGGTGATAAAATACTTTTAGAAAGTTCTACTTATGGTAAATTTACTAGAGGTGAAACAATTACTGGTCAAACTTCAAAAGCAACTACGACTGTACTTGCTGAAGATTTGGATAATAATAGACTTTTTATATCAGCACAAGATAAGTTTATAGATGGTGAATCAGTTGTAGGCGCTAGTTCTAACGCTACAGCGATTATTAATAATTACAAACCAAATCCAGTAAACAATATACAAGAGTTATTAAATTTTAGAGATCCTGATAAAGCTATATCAAATTTCTTAACAAAATTTAGAAATGAATTTTTAAACACATTACCAGAAACATTAAGTAATGGTGTTGACAAAAGAAAATTAATTAAAAATGTTAAATCATTATACCGAGCAAAAGGTACAAATAGAGGACACCAATTATTTTTTAGATTATTATTTGGATTAGAATCAGAAACAATATATCCAAGAGAAAGTATATTAAGAACATCTGATGGTAATTGGGATACAAAAAAGATATTAAGAGCAATTGGAACTGTTGGTGATACAACTAATTTAATAGGTAGAACAATAACAGGCGAAACATCAGAAGCCACAGCAATAGTTGAAAATGTATTTAAATTTCAAATTGGTACAACTGAAGTATCTGAATTAATTTTAAATGATGATACTATTTCAGGTACCTTTGTAATAAGTGAAGTTGTAAGAGGTACATCAAGCGATGATGATGATATTTTTATCAAAGCAACTGTCACAGGTATTCCTAAAACAATTTCTATAACTAATGATGGAAATTTATATACTGAAGGAGATAGTGTATCAATAAGTGGTGGTGGTAATGGATCAATTATTCAAGTAGATTCTGTTGGAAGAGGTGGTATTACAGATTTTGTTATTGCAACAGCAGGGTCTGGTTATGAGATTGGTGATGCTATAGAATTTACAAACACAGGAACGGGTGGAGGAAATGCCAGTGCAAAAGTATCAGTAGTTAACGGAGGATTTACACAAGAAACTTCAACATCTACTGTTGATGACCATATAGTTTTAGAAGATGAAACAACAAGAGGTGATTCATACACAGGAAATAAAGTTGTACAAGAAAGTGGTACTGGTACTGGCGATATTACAGATATTAGAATTATATCAAGTGGAAATAATTATCAATCTTTACCTGTAGTCGCAGTAGATGATACAAATGGATCAAGTGCAGTTGTATATGCAAACGGTAGAGATGTAGGTAGAGTATTAGGAATAAAAATTGTAGAGTCAGGTTCAGGTTATGAAGCATCTCCATCACCACCCACATTAAAATTACCAAGTTATATTATTGTTTCAGGTGTCTCAGGTACATTTCAAGTTGGTGAAACTGTCACAGGACTTGATTCAACATCAACAGCAGTTTCAGCTACTGTTGTTTCATATACATCAGGTACAGGTATATTAAAAGTTTCTAGTCCAACAGGGCAATTTTCTGAAAAAACAACAATCACATCTGCAAGTGGTGCAACAGCAACAGTTGAAAAAAATGATTTAGGTACAGCGACAGTGTCAATTGGAGCTGTTGTTGATACTACGGGTACTTATATTAACCAAGATGGTCACTTATCTGATGACTCAATGAAAGTACAAGATAGTTTATATTACCAAGACTTCTCTTATGTAATTAAAGTGGGTCGTTCAATATCCGATTGGAGAGATAGTTTTAAAAAGACAGTACACACATCAGGTTTTTATTTTTCTGGACAAGTTAATATAGAAACACAAGTTGATGCTAAATTAAGAAGTTTCAATACAATTAATTCTGGTGTTGCGATTGAAGGTGTACAAACAATATTAAATACATTATTCTCAACAATCTTTGGAAGAAGATTGGGAACAACTAGTGATGGTACAAGTTTAAGAGTTAGTCCTCAATCAGGTGTTGATCCAGACTTTACTGATTCAACTAGCGATCATTTCACAACAAATACTAGAGATGTCACTTTAAATCAACATATAACTTTAAAAAATGTTGGTGGAATAATAAAAGAATTAACTGATATTAGAAGTAATACAACAAAGCATGGTGTACCTGTGGCTGGTCCTACATTAAAGAGTATTCAAAGACTAATTTTAAATACTTTCTACGCAAATCAAATATCAATAGAACAATTAAATGCTTTAAGATTAACTGGAACACTAAATTCTAGTATAGATGGAGAATTAAATAAGTTATCTGACTTTAATTTTAAATTAAAGACTAATTTTGCGATACCAGCAGAAGTATGGCAAGTATCTAGTGATAGTTTTGATGAAGATAGAGATACTTTTGATGAAACTAATATAACTTTTGATGCTGCTTAAAAATTATTATAAATATAATTAAGTAAAGGAATAAAAACGTGGCAAAACAAACAATTAATATCGGATCAACAGCAAATGATGGAACAGGTTCTACGATTAGAGCTGGTGGTGATTTAATTAATGATAATTTTAACGAAATTTATACTGCTTTAGGAAGTGGTACTGCTTTAAATGTAGATACATCTGGAGCTAGTAATGGACAAGCTCTTGTTTTTAATAGTGGATCAGGTAAATTTGTTGCAGGAACTCCATCTGTCACATCATCTTTTACTATTTCTGGTGATGGTGGTAGTAATCAAACAATTTCATCAAATGATACTTTAAATATTCAAGGTGGTACAGGTATTGATACAACAGGTGTTGCTACTGATACACTTACAATTGCAATAGACTCAAGTGTTGTCACAAAAACAGGAACTCAAACACTATCTGCTAAAACTTTAACAACACCAGTAATTAATGCTGGTGCTCAATTAAAAAATGGTGCTACAAGTGCTGGTTTTTTAGAGTTTTTTGAAGATAGTGATAACGGCACTAATAAGGTCACATTGATCGGACCAGCATCTACTGCTGATGTCACAGTCGTACTACCCGCAGCTGCTGATACACTTGTAGGTAAAGCAACAACTGATACTTTAACAAATAAATCAATTGATAGTGATAACAATACAATCACAAATATTGTAAATGCTGATATTAAAGCAAATGCTGGAATCGTTAATAGTAAATTAGCAAATTCAACTATAACAGTCACAGGTGACTCGGGTTCAACAGCAATTGATCTAGGAGATACTTTAACTATAAATGGTGCTGGTGGTTTAACAGCTGCTATGTCAGGTGACACACTAACATTAACACAAGCAAGTGCCGCATTAACATATTCAAAAACAAAAGCAACTGGTGACGGATCAACGGTTGGTTTTACTATAAATAGTGGTAGAGCAGTAGATGATATGTTAGTATTTGTCAATGGTATTTGTTTAGTGCCTACAGATGACTATACAATATCAAGTACAACTTTAACTTTTGTCACTGCACCAGCGGCATCCGCTGAGATAACATTTAGGTATTTACCAATATAGGATAAGATATGGGAGCGATAACTAGAACATTTGCTAATTTTATAGGATCAGGTGGTCAATTACAAACTGGTAGTTTGGCTACTGGTGTTGGTGGAGATAAAAATTTTAGAAATATCATTATTAATGGAGATATGGATATATCCCAAAGAGAGACCACACAAGCAAGTATTACAAGTGACGGTTACTATACACTGGATAGATTTGCAGTTGAAAATGGATCTTTTGGAACTTGGACTATGTCACAAGCTTCAGATGCTCCTTCAGGACAAGGTTTTACTTATGCATTAAAAATGGATTGTACAACTGCTCAAGGATCTCCAGCATCTGGTAGCTTACTTTTGATTGGTCAATCTATTGAAGGAATGAATTTACAACAAATAAAACAAGGTACTGCTAACGCACAACCAACCACATTATCTTTTTGGCACAAACATACAAAAACAGGAACAAACATTGTTGAGTTATTAGACGCAGACAATAATAATGCTGTAAGTGGCTCTTATACACAATCTGTTTCTGATACTTGGGAAAAAGCAACAATAACTTTTCCAGCAAATACATCTGGTACTTATGACAATGACACTAATAGATCATTAAGAATTAGATTTATAATGGGATCTGGAACAGATTACACTTCTGGTACACTTGCTACAACTTGGCAAACATCTATTACAAACGCAAATAGATATGCTGGACAAGTAAATAACGCTGATAGTACATCAAACAATTTTATAATTACTGGTGTACAATATGAAGTTGGTTCGTCAGCAACTGACTTTGAGTTTTTACCACACGAAATTAATCATCAAAGATGTGCTAGATACTATCAAAAAGTTGGTATTAATTTGGGTCAATATACTTTTGCACCATCACACTCAGATGGTTGGTCTGGTCAAGCTCAATTGGGAGTTTTACATTTACCAAATATAATGAGAGCAAATGGTACAACAGAATATTCAGGTTCTTGGTCAGGTAGAGGTGGTTTAAATACAGATAACAACTGTGTTCCTGGAGGAACTTTATCATCTGCTGGTGGTGCTGGTACTACGAATGGTTCACATCAGTATAGATTTTCGTGGAACGCTAATCAAAACTCAAACAGTTTGGGCACAGGTGCTATGTATAACTCAAACGCAAGTACAAACGATTTAGCTTTTGAGGCAGAATTATAATGATTAATAAACAAGATATAGCTACAGCAGAATATCAATACTTGGCAGATCAACCAGGTGATAGTCCTTCTTCATATTCTAAAACTTGTATTAAGGTAACTAGTAGCGCAGATAATAAAATTAGATTAGTTCCTTTATCAACTGAAAACAGAGATTATAACACATTAATGGAATGGGTTGCTGACGGTAATACAATTACGGATAACGACCCTAATTAATATTATATATAAATTATATTATGAACATTGTTATTGTAGGTGGTGGAACGGCTGGATGGTCAACTGCTTTAAATTTTTCTTCAAAGACCAAATCAAATATTACGGTTATATCATCTAAAGAAATACCTATCATAGGTGTTGGTGAAAGTACAACTGGTCAATTTTCAGATTTAATTAAAAATAATTTAGATGAAATAGATTTTTTCAAAAAAACTGGTTCTACATTTAAATTAGGAATTAAACATATCAATTGGAAAAATGGCAATGATTATTTTAATTCTCCTTTAGGATATAATAATGATTATTATGATTATTATAGATTATATCATATTGCTGAAAAGAAAAAGATAACATCAATACAATCAGCATTGATGGAAAACAATCAACTACCATTTATAGATAACATACTTATAGAATTAAATCACACAGCTTATCATTTAGATACATTTAAAGTTGGACAATATATCAAAGATTACTTAATTAAAGAAAAAAAAGTAAATCATATTGAAGAAAAAATAATAAAAGTAAATAAAGATAATAATGGTTATGTCACAAGTTTAATTACTGAAAGTCAAAAACAAATTAAAGCAGATTTATTTATTGATTGTTCTGGTTTTAGAAGATTATTATGTGATGATGTAAAATTTAAAAGTTATGAAGATAACTTATTAGTAAATAGAGCAGTAACATTTCATTTAAAAAATAAAGATGATACTATAATAAAAAACTATACACAAGCTACAGCACTAAAAAACGGTTGGATATGGGAAATACCTTTACAACATAGAAAAGGTTGTGGTTATGTTTTTTGTGATAAGTTTATAAGTGATGATGAAGCCATACAAGAGATAGAAGAATATATTGGTGAAAAAATAGAAGTACAGAAAATTATACCTTTTAATTCTGGTCGTTTAGAAAAGATTTATAATAAGAATGTATTAACTATTGGTCTTTCAAGTGCCTTTGTAGAGCCACTAGAAGCAACTTCTATACATATGTCAATATTTCAAGTAAATTATTTTATATATTGTATGGAAAAAGGTGTAAAAGATTATAATAAAAGCATATGTGATAAGTGGGACAATATAAGAGATTTTATAATATTACATTATAGATCAGAAAGACGAGATACAGAGTTTTGGAAAGAAGCTTCTTCAAATGATAGATTAACTGATAATTTAAAACATATGTTAGACTTATGGAAACAAAGACCACCTAATGGTGACGACTATAATGTTTTTTCAAATTTAGCATTAGGAAACACTTTATGGCTACAAATACTATTAGGAATGAACATATTAGATAGTTCAATGATAAAACAAGACTTAATCAACTGTGGTTTATACAATAAGGCAGAAAATGAATACATCAAAACATCAAAAGATGTGGATTATGTCAAAAGAAACTCTATAAATAATAATGACTTTTACAAAAAATCATTAATGAATATTGTATAAATATAATTATAAAGTAAAGGAAAAAATTTACAATGCCGGCGATTATTACAAATAAATTTAGAATACATAATAGTGAACAATTTAGTGAGTCTTTTTCAGAAAGTGCTGCTAATGTTTACTATTTAGGTATAGGAAAACCA